TTTCAGTAAGAAGGGATGTTGCCCATTCTTTACAATAACACAATCATTGAAATTTGTACATAGTTTTTTTACGTCTTCTTCGAAGATATAAGAAAGAGACTGCTGTCTCTTCAACCATTCATTGTACACTTTCTCTGAGTCATCGCCGAACAGATCGCCTATCCATTTTAAATCGCCATCTACAAAGTTGGCAACAAGATATTTGAGTGGATCTTTATGTTTCGACAACTTATAGAACTGATACTTGTCCTTACGTACATCAAAGCTCGAAGGCTTTGCGCCTATCTTGCCGTTGTATTTGATGTAGTCATAGCTGTCTGTTGTGAAGTGGTTTTTAAGGGCGAGGAAAGTGGTGTAGCTCTCGAATGGAGTCATACTGGTAGCTTAGCCCTCTTTGGCATGAAGTTGAGTTCTTCTGCTTCGTCTTGAAGCTTTGCCTTGATACGAATGTTACTACGAATGATACTCGCAGCAGCCTCGATCTCGATGTTATTCTTTTCACAATAGTGGACGACGGCATCCATATAATCTAAATCATAATTAATAACCAGTCGTTCAATTTCTTTAATGAACTTTTCAGAAGTCAATGCTTTCGTTGAAATGACGTCGTCCACCATAATATCATCCTCTATAAAAAATGTGTGCACCAATCTTAGTCGTACGAGCAAACACTCTACCCCATGACGGACTTACGTAGTCAGCGTGGTAAAACTTTGCTCCCTTTGTTACGTCACCGTAATTTCCGAGATACACATGTTCGGCGATTTCCTTTGATTTTGCAAAAGCTACACCGTCACGAATTCTTTTTCCACCCTCACACTTCCATGAAAATTGGCATACGCGCGCAGTTCTCTGATTGATAACTCCACATGGCGTGCTTGGGAAACGATCGTCTTTTGCGCGGTTCAAAACAACATTGTTTACCGCAATCCTACCTTTATAAGGTTCATGGCCTGCTTCGAAGTATGTATTCTCGGCCATGCATTGGATTTGTTTTTTGTCGTAGTTGCTCAGATAGACTGGCTTCTTTACGACCTTTTCTTTTTCGATTACCTGAATGACTGGGACCTTTACGATCTTGACTTCAGGTTCTTTGTTTGGTGTAGCCAAAGCCACGCCTGTTACTGCAATGATACCTATGACAAAGCCTTCGGCCCAGCGTAGATACGGGAAATCTTTTCTAGTTTCGAAAAGTTTCATGTTCTTCCTCTTAGTCTCAATGACTTTGGCAAACAGAGACTACTTTACAGGCATCCCAGCCATATAGTTTTCTGCCGCTATAAGAAGATACACAAGAGAATAACGAAGTATCTTCCATCCATTTCCCTCTTACTGGAAATGCAAAATCATTAGTGTTTTCGTCGGTGACATCCGAATGATGCCGCTTTCTAGCCATCTAAGACTTGAAGTTTTGCAAGAGTCAATGGAGGATTCTAACCTCCGTCGTGATATTTTATTTATACTACCACCAGCGGTTTTTCTGGTGACTCGTAGCACCAGAGATTCAACTGGTAGCAAGTGGCCCGTTCTGTTCCAAGGTGGAGCCATACCCGTGTAGATCATGCCGCTAGGCGGATATCTGCAAAGCTATCGTTATCGTTAGCATTTATGTTTAGTGGCACTTTGCCAGGCAATCAGTCTCGAACCGCCCTATTACACGAAAATCGAATTCCAAGGTCACCCCCATCATCTACTATGCAAACACGCTTCGGCTTCCTGGCATGTTCGGGATACGATTATAACCGTATCCGGATTAATGCATAGTAGATGGTGGAGGTGCGGGGAGTCGAACCCCGGTCTTTCCGCCTTTATTGTTGATTGTCAACAACTGATATACTATATATACAATGTTTTTCTTTAATTGTACATGCTTAATTGCACCAAGACTGTTTTGCATCTCCGAAATATGCTCGAGCAAAGCTGTTCTTAATAAGCAGATCGCGAAGGCTCATGCCGTCAAGCAGAATGTCACCGAGTACACGGCCACCAAACTTGTCCCAATCATATAGAACAACCTGATGTTTCTTCGTACCAGCAATTACATCTTTGACAAAAACAGAAGCTTGCTCTCCACGCTTCTTTTCGCTCTCGCACTTGGCACGAAAGCTTTTTTCTGGAGTATCAACACCAAAGATACGAACGCCGAGTTCAGGCTTGAGCGGAGCTGGTAAGTATGGTGCCTCGATGACAATCGTATCTCCATCAATTGCTCGAACGATCTTTGCATCATAGGTTACACCAACGGGTGTTTTCTGAGCAATTGCTGGAGTTGCTAGCATGACTAATGCTAGAGCGATAAAATTCTTCATATATTTTCCTTAATTACAAGTGGTTTCCCAATAAACATACCGGCGACCGTAGCGCCACTCGGTAATCTGTTCACGAACGCAGTAGCGTCTATCATATCGATAATCTGGTGGATAATAACGAGTGTCATTATAATCTTGATTTCTATCTTCTTCTGGTGCTCGTTCTTTTGAAGCAAGCACACCTACAACGACACCGCCGATAATGGCACTACATAGCCAACCACATCCGCTTTTACGTTTTTGTTTGTGTTCGCGATGTTCTGTACGATCATAATTTCTTGCAAGAACTGGAGTAGAAATCAGCATACTGCTGACAATTGCGAATGTAATAAGCTTCTTCATATTAGAACCTTTCATCGATATCGGCAAACATCACTCGTTTTCTTGGATCTCCATCAGTGATACATCGAGTCAGTGTAAGCGCTTCTTTGTAATTCTTTGTATGGAACATGACAGGAAAGATGATCTCATCATCCTCCATTTCGAATGCCATTCCAACAAAGTAAGTACCGTTTTCTACCATAAACGTATTTATAATTGGGAGAACCGAAGCTCTCCCAACCATATTAGGCAGCATCTGCAAACTCCACCGCAGTTTCCAATGCCTTCGTCTTGAGGTTCTTATTCGAACCGTACCAGGCAGAAGTCATGCGATTATCTGCATTGCGACCAATCATGTGATCAGTCATGAAGGTAACCGCGTTGAAAGCCTGCCACCAGCTACCTTCGCCATATTCGGCGCCAGGCTGTTGATCCATGATTTCGAGAGCGATACCAGCATTCTTGCTGAGATCTTTCTTCGAACCGGTGACAGGGAATACACGCTGGAAATACTCGACGATGTTCTCGTCAGTGTAACGCTTCGAACCAAGATAAGCAGCCATTTCCTTGTACTTCGCAAGCTTTTCCTTGGCAACACCGAGTGTTTCCTTGACAACGTCACCGTCAAACTCGCGGCGATGGCTGACCTTGACAATCTTGCTCGACTGGCTGTTCAGCGAGAGCGTGAGAGTGTTGTTGCAAACGACGCGAACAGGAGTGAAGCGAACGTCGATCGACCAACCATACTTATGCGGATTGGTGAAGAGCAGGTAGGAATCGACCTGATCGCCCTTGAACAATTCGAAGGAATCCTTCACCTTTGCCAAGGCCCAAACAAGCTGGCCATCGCGAAGCGAACCAGCTGTGTGCATTTCCATCTCACCAGCTGCAACGAAATCATTGAAGAATTCGAAGGCCGATTCGTTCTGATTAGGAACCCAATCGTTGGTGATGACGTCGAGGATCTTATTGTCAACGTCACGAACCAGAGCGGAGTGGCCGATGTCGGTTTGTTTGCCACCGATATTGGCAAAAGCAGTAATTGGATTGACCTTCCAGTCAAGACCAGCGGCCTTCAGCATCTGATTCGGTGTAAGGTCGTTCGAGACCTTCGTACCGAGACCATGCCAAGGTGTTTCGCCGGCATAAGCCATCGAAGCCTTGCCGTCGAGAAATTCAATCATATGAGCCATAATATAGTTTCCTTTTTCAATTTGGTATAACCATTCTACCATAGAATGGCCTATTTGTACATGTTTAATTTACGCTGGCGTGATAATCCAGAGGCCAGCAAATACGATAGGGGCAAAGATAAGAAATGAGAGGCTAGCGAGCATCTCGTTGCGAAACTCTGCAGGAGTCATAGTAGCCTTCATATCGCGAATAACTTGAGTGATCGTGTTCATGTTTGCTTCCTTCTTTATTATAGGTCCACCTTACCAAAGTTTTGATAAAATGTACATGTTTATTTTTCGATAAAATCAGAAACCATCTGAAAAAAGTCATCGGGCTTTTCGTCCTCGAGGACCATAAGATAGTCACGAACATCTTCTGTGATGCCATGCTTGGCGAAATATGCGGCGATGGCTCGCTGAACGGTATCCATGCCGAAGTAGCCTATGACAGGACTACTCATACATCATCCTCCATTTGTTGAACCATGATTGCAATGATTTTTTCGAAGTCATCATCAGGATGCAACATATAATCTGCAGAGATATCACTGTACATCTCAGTGCAGGTGTTCATGGTTTCAACACCATGAGTTCCGCTGAGGGCTTCATAGATGAAATCGAAAGGATCATCTTGAGCGAGGATGTATTCATATAGCTTAGTCATTTTTGTTTCCTTCTTTATCATATATCCAGGATACCTTGTTTTCGAAATATTGTACATGTTTATTTCGAAAATTAGAGGTGATTTTCGGTTTTGAATTTATTGGCGGAATCGATGTCGACGAAAGTGATACAAATGGTTGGATTTCCGTTACGGGTAACGGTGGTGTATTGAATGTCGGTGATAGTGGTATAATACGAAGCGAGAGTTTCGAAGATGTTGTGGTTGTAGTCGAAGTCGAAGGTAATGGTGTTAGTCATGATTTTTTCCTCTTTGATTATAGGTCCACCTTACCAAAGTTTTGATAAAATGTACATGTTTATTGTCAAAAAAAATGCGACCGAAGCCGCATTTTCTTATCCGTACATTTGATGGTAAGATCGAACCAGATCGGTCGCTTTCTCAAGGTAGTTTTGAGGACGTTCCCTAAACACTTGTGCCTCGAGAGAATCATCGACACCAATGATGATAACGATATCCTTCACTAAGATGCCTGTCATTTCCCATAGCATGTATGCATAGAGACTGGTCTGTAGGAAGTATCCTTCGATCCAGTCCTTTCGCTTCAGCTTCGCAGAAGTCTTATAGTCAATGATCGACAGACGGCCGTCGTAGTCTGCTATGAGGTCGCATGAACCTGCTAGTTTCAGATGATCGGAGAAGAGCGTACATTCTGTGGCTCTGATCATGTCAACCTTGTCGTCAAGGATCATCTTGATCTGACGAAACATCATCATGTTATGAGGCATCGACGTATCGATGTCATGGCCTAACACATAGTTTTCACACATCGTATGGATGTTAGTTCCACGAGTGGCAGCCCGAGATGAAACTCGAGCTGCTTCGTCCTCGCCTACTCTTTTCTTCCAAGCTTCAAGGGCAGATTTATCAGTCATCTTACCGAGGACGGCGGTGACAGACGGATATCTCTTTCCTTCTGGTGTCTCATAGAGACGTGTTGGACCATCTATCCTTTGCAGCTCCGCAAAGTCTAGCAGATCGTATTCGAAACCTTTACGGTTGAAGTCCGAGTTTTTGACGAGCAATTATATATTCCTTCACTAATTTCGATCGAACGATATCCTGTTCGAGAAAGTCAACATGTACAAAATCATTCAACTTACCGAGGACCTTCATAAAGTCCTTGAGTCCGTTGCGTTCTTGGTCCTTCGTAAGATCTGACTGACGGAAGTCACCGCAGAACAATACTTTACAACCCTTACCAATACGAGTGATCACCGAGTCCAGTTCGTGGAACGTCATGTTATTGACTTCGTCCACAATGACAAAACAGTTGTTCATGGTAATACCACGAACGAACGACGTTGAGATAAACTCGATGGCGTTCTTCTGCTTGAGGATCTCGTATGCATCAGACCGATCAAACAATTCGGTGCAGATTGCATAGTAAGGTGCCTCATAGACCTTCATCTTTTCCTTCTGGTTTCCAGGAAGAAAACCCATATCTCGTGTTGGTACTACCGATCTTACAATATAAATCTTATTTTGTACACCGGTATTTTCCATCATCGATTCAATGGCCTTATACAGAGCAATAAACGTTTTACCTGTACCAGCCATGCCGTGCAACATCAAATGTTTTCCATCATCAAAAGCATCAAACGCAATGCGCTGGTTTTCTGTGAGTGGATTAATATTTTTTAAATTGAAATTTTGAGTTTTAAATGTCAACCCTTCTTGTGTGTCACCATTTTGTCTGGCGATTCTTTTTTCTCTCTTAGTTAAACGAGGTTGGCTATGTTGCACAAGTTGTCCTTATTTTTTATTACGAGCCTTATTTACTGCCTCTCTGGTTTTGGTGCTTTTAATACCTTTATCAGCGTGTTGTTCACCGAGTGGCGAGTATGGGTTGGCATTACCGATTCTATTGAGTAGGTCGTTAAAGCCCGAGTCATTTTTGTGAGTTACGCCTGCTATTCCTGATACAAAATTAGGAGCGCCTATAATTTCTTCGATGTCTGGATTGGCCTCGAGAAAATCAATTTTCTGTTGATAGTTAAAGAATTCCTCGAAAACTTCTCCGGTTTCTTTGAGTCTAAATTCGTATATAGGCATTAATAATCTTCATCTTCTATCAGATCTAAAAGGGTGCTTTTTGCTTTAGAACGAAGGGCAGATCGAAGCCGCTTCTCACTCAAATGCTGACGATGATCATGTGATGTATTTTTCGAGTCGTCATATTCTTCATTATATTTTCTAAAACGCTTAACCGTGTTGCTCATTTGGAATTAACCCTGGAAAAGCTTCGTTAATTGTTGCTGCGTTGAGTCCTTCGACTTTCTTATCCTTGACTGCAATCAAAAGATTTGCATCCTTCGGATGAAGAGATTCGAGAAGACCGATGAAAAGCATTTCGCGCTGAACTTGTTTAATGTCAGGACGATTGCCGCTGAGGTAAAGAGGAAGTGTACGTGCCTCTTGATAGAGTCTTCCTTCGCTGTCGAGCACTTCGCTCGGCTTATAAGGAGGAGCTCCTTCTGGTAGCCACCATCCTACGTTAGGATGGAATGCCAATTCAAGGATATACCGAAGTGTTTCATTATCATACTGTCGTAAGACAGAAACCTTTGATGGTACATCTTTTGCTTCCTTGACCAAATCAAGGATCTCTGCTATCGCTAATGTTCTTTGCATATTAAAACTCGTTAATGCTTTCTAATAGGAGTTTGAGACGACGTTCGATAAAGTAGTTGAAGAGTTTATCTCTTCCTTTACCAGCTTGCTGCTCGTACTGCACGAGCACTTCCTTCTTAATATCAGGAGGAATGAAGTTGAGATCAACGAGCTGCTGATTGCGAAGGTAACCGCGCAGCATCTTCTCGTCACAGAATTCCTTTGGATCTGATACGAGCCACTGATCTAATTTTTTCTGACTAATAGGTTTCTGTCTGGCACCGACAACGAACGTGTCATCTGCTGACAAGAAGTTAGGAACACCGTCGCCAGTATCACCGCGAATGATATGTTCTTTGATGAACTTATCGACGTCGTTCGTCTTACGCCACTTCTTCTGTACAGGATCAAACTGCTGTACGTTCATGTAAGCTTGAAGCTGCACAAAGTCCTTGTCACCAGAAAGAATCAAGATCTTCTCGTTGGTATTGCCATAGGTTTGTGCAAGAGTGCCGATGATATCATCAGCTTCGGCGCCATCGACACGAATGACTCGATAAGGAAAGTAATCCTTGAGTTCATCGCGGACTTTATTGAGAGTCTCGAATACGGCAGTCCAGTTGATCTCGGACTTCTCACGATTCTTACGACGATTGGCTTTGTAATAGGGAAATACTTGACGGCGCCAGTTATTACCAGCATCGCATGCGATAATCATCTCGCCGAACTCGTTCTTAAACTTGACATTATAAGCTCGAACAGAGTTTAGCACCATGTGTCGCAAAAGATCTTCTTCGATATCTGCATTCGTGTGGTTTCCAAGTTGTATCATTAGATTGGAAATCATAACCTGCGAAAGGTCCATAATAATCATTTCAATTTCTCACTCTTCATCTGGTAAAGTATACGTATATTCAATTGTACTGTCTTCATTATATCTAAATTCAAATATGTTGTCAGACATATTATGAAATGGATGCTCGAGATTATACTGTCTGTGCAACAATGCCTTGATGCCTTCCATGACTAAGGCTACATCTTTGATGTATTTATCGTCATTA